ATATACCTTGATTTGTCAATAGCATTCCGTGTGCATACGGCTTAGCAGGACCTAAACCAAAATCCACAAATCTGCTTTCATCATTATGAACATTTACTTCACGAGAAACATCATTATCAAATGCGTGAAATGTGTCCATCAGTATTCCTTCAAAATCAGCCTGGTATTGACTCATTGGATCTAAAAAACCGGCCTGATTACTTACATCCATAAAGTAGTCAAGATCATCACCAAATTCAAAGGCATATTCTTCTGCATGTTGTGAGGCAGTATATAGACTTCCACAAAGGGCATCGGCCATGTCTTTTGATCCATAGCGTCCACCATCGCTGTGGTCCACTTTTCCTGTATTGCCATTTCTTTCCAGTCCAAGAAGCTCTTCTGTAAGGAAATCACACTGTCCTGGCAACAATATTCTTTGTTCATATATTGCGTTTTTCAGAAACGCATATGGAATGCAAATTTTATCATTTGGAGATACCCTATCTACTGACAGTATCTGATAGTCAAACCCTCTTGCCATAAGGTCCTGTCCGAAAGCAGCATTCTGAAATGTATCTGTTGTAACACATTTTATTCTGAAGCCCTGTTCTTTCAGCCAGTATATGAAATTTCTATTCTTTTCAAACGATACTTGTCGCCCTTTAGGTGCTTTAACTGATACGCCAAATGCCATTTGGTAATAAAGTTCTTTAGGCCCATTTTCTATAGAAGGTCTTTTTCCCACTATCCATGTACCAGCTATACCTGTTTTATCTCCACTTATTGACATATCCAGATGGATATAAAGTGGTCTTGCTTTTAGCTTCGGGTCTACTGCAGTGACATCAAAGAAATCTGAATACTGCACAGTATCATCCACACCATTTCCTACTTCTATAATTTCTTTTACAAACGGATTTCTTATTGCTGGTATTTTTACTGCTGCCAGCCTCGGTCCACTTATGTACTTTGTAAGGCTTGAAGCAGCAATGCCTGCAAAATCGCACAGTGCCCTGTCAATATCATTCAGGAATTCAGACCTAAATTCAACAGGAACATCCATTATAATGTAACCACGACTTTTCAGTGATTCAATATCAGAATTTTCATTTATTACTTCAGAAGCAAGGAATTTATTTCCAAGGGCTACTTGGAACTTGTGTCCGCTGTATGTGCTTTCCGGCTTTACTTTCCATACAGGCTCATCTACTATAAGTGTGTTTTGTGACTCACCTTCATCAGAAAGTTTCTTCTTCATGTGTTCTTCAAGAAATGACTTATCTGAACGCTTGGAAGAAGCAAGCACAAGTACAGTTGGATTTTTTCCCTTGTGAATAAAACGTGTTTTCATACCACCGATTGCCGTGTCTATCATATCCATTGCAATCTGTTTTTGTCTATCAATATCTTGGTTTTTGATGAAGTCAATTTCATCAAATCCGGCAAAGAATATTGGCTGTCCTATTACATGGCTTGATTGAGAACCTACAATTATCTGTATGAAATCCGGTGGGTTCCACATTTTCACATTTACTCCAGTAATAGTTCCTCTTTCCATAAACCATGGAGAAGCCTGTACAGTAGACTGGAATTTAGCAATACCAATATCTTCCGCCAAGTATTTGGTTATGTTCATAAAGGCAAAAGCAATCTGTTCAGTAGGCTTGAGATTGAAAAATTCATGTGGGTTTCGAAGGCACATTACCCTATACATAAGATAAGCACCTATAGTAACCATTATTTCTGATTTACCAATACCTCTGGCCCCTGACTCAATAACATTATTTTTAGCCGTATCTATATTAGTTGGAAACAGTTCTTTTAGGCGTTCTTGCCAAAACGGATACATGAACAACTCACCTTTAGAGTTTTTCCATGATTTGCCTAAATATCTATCGTCACTTATAAAAGTCATTATATCAACAGGGATTTCTTTATAGTCCTGGTAAAGAAGATCATTCAGTACTTCTGAAGTTCCCGTTGTTTTATATTCGTTTAAAATTTTGAGTGCAACTTCTCTTTCCTCTGCACTCAAATTATTAAAAGCATCCAGATTCAAAATAATCACCTTCTTACTTAAAAAGATAGGTGATAATGGAAAAGAAAGGAGGAGAACTGAAAGAAGCAGTTAAGAACCACTATCACCTATCAAGATATACAACAATATAATAAACTATGTTAACAAATCATTCATTTCATCATATTGTGCGTCTGTTATTCTTATGTCTAAATCATCTACAAGAAATCCTGCACTATCATTCGCATTGGTAGCGAAATAAAATGTGCCATTAGATTCTTGATTACTATTAAATCCAAAACGATTTTTTATATTTCCCTGACTATCATTTGCACTATACTTTTCGAATATTGGCATAAGTGGTGGCAAAGTAATTACCTGCGTATATGTCTCGTTATTGCCACACAGATAATCCTGCATTATAATCTCTACTGTATATCCATCAGCATATGTAATACTTGTATCTATGGCTCCGTTGTTAATATCCGTATAAAACTCTACAGTTGATCCCGGGTTAAAATTATTTTTGACCAAGGGTTTTGTTGAGTATGTTTTAGTGCTGTCAAGTTCAGATGCCTGTATGTAGTTTCTAGTACCCTTTTTATATTTTACGTTCAAAATTTTTAAGTAATTATTTATGGCCGTATCATTACTACCCACCTCATAATACGGGGATATCTGATATGAATTTATACTTGTACCTGAAGTAAGCTCTGCAGTATTGTAAGACTGCCTATTTACAATTGAGTATCTTCCCCTGATAGTGAGCCACAACCCGTTTTCAGTATCACTGTACTTCCTGTTTGGTACTACGCTTATAATCGCTGGAGGGCTATATGGAGAAATAGATATTTTTCTAATAGCAAAATCAGTCTTAAAATTTCTTGTGTCAGTTATTCTTACTATTGCGGTAGTACTGTCTGTAGCATTCTTTGGAGTGATGTTAATATTTCCAAAAGTAGTACTGCTGCCATATTCAGGAATAGCGTCAAATAGTACCTCAATACTCTTGAGTGATGCACCTTCTTTAAAAGTTATACTTCCACTTCCTATAGAAAACCTCATTCCAGAACGGTTTTGTATAAAAACTGTTGGTGCATTACCATTTATATCGGAAAGTATATTTGATACTTTCTGGTTTGTTTCTGTCAACGTAATCAGGCTTGGGTTTGTAACCTCGGGGGTTAGACTAGTAAGACTTACTGTAAACCTCCTTGAAGCCAGACTCGCAATGCCTGCAGTTGCGCCAGAATAGTACACATCTATATCGACGACAACATTACCATTTAATCCGTCTGTAGTTACTATATTTGACAATAAGTTGTTATATATCGATCTATAGTCATTGTACAGATCAAACTCCTTACCATTTTTAATGTCTTCTTCACTACACTGGAACACTGACGTGCCAACTGATGTTTTGGTACCTGCATGAAACCACAATTTATAACTAAACGCTGTAGGATCATCAATTTTTAGCTTTAGAACAAACTTCTTTAAGTCACTTGTAAAACCACTATCAGGACTTATTTCTGAAGTTCCTGCTGTTCTGGTATTAAAAATTTTTGTTGTGGCAGGGCCTGCAGGATAGCTTCTTGCATAAAGCTTGACTGAATAATCAGTTGAAGGATAAATTGGTATTGTAAGATGTTCATAATAAGTGCTTGGCGTGAAACTTCCTGTGCCTGAATTTCGCAAGAATTCCCAACTTACAATATCCAACATGCCTACTTCATTATCCACATTTTTAGCTGGAACCAGATCACGTACCAATACATCATGATCATATATCTTACAGCTGTATATTCTATTCTTACCTATAACATTTGCATATCCATTGGAAAATAGATACAAGTGCTGTGTTTGTGTACCTAATGAAACATTCTCTATATCATTAAAGCTTTGATTCCCAGAACTGTCGTAAAAATTCACTGAGGCACGGCCATCATATATAAAGATATCGGTACTGTACATGTTCTCGACATTATCTTGTCTTGCCCAGGCAGTCCCGTCTGTATTTGCCGTTACGACATTGTTCATGATTGTAGCTGCTACGGTACCACCGGTTTGGGAACCACCTATTGTAAGTATTTTATTATCACTAGAAGCTCTGGCACCAAATATATAGTTAGAACCACTGTGGAAAGTACTCCATGTCAGAAATATAGAACAATCATCACTTGGGACAATTCCTGTATCAATATAGGCATGATTATCACCCTCCTGTTCAAATTCAATATAATCCAGTATTGCATAATCACATTGAATTTTATCTATTACACAATTAACATTGCGCCCACTTCCTAGGTCTACTGGTGTTTCTGGAACATATGAGTCATTCCATTTAATCTGATAATACCACAGCAAACTCATTGTGTTGTTTGAGTTGGCCTTAAATGCAATTGAATGTGCCTTTGGAGGAGTTGTAACAATAACATCTTTAATGTCTGGTACTTCAGCATTTTTCCATTTTCCATACAATTTAATGCCATCATTACTGTCGTTCACGGTTATGGAATCAGTGTAATTATTTACACCATCTGTCCACCCATCAAACACTAAATTTGGGTATGCCGGTGGAGGCGATAGATTAGTAGGTAGTCGATACACAGCGGGTTCATTCGTCTCAGTAAGCTTTACAATTCCATTATTCTCTGA